GCGAATCCCTTCTGGATCGCGATCAACGCCAACGCCGCCTGCAACTGCTCCTCGGCGCCCTGATCGGGCGGTGGCGGCGCGGCCGCTTCTTTGCTGAACGGATCCTCTTTCGCGTCCCGCTTGGCGAGCGCCGCGAGGCTGAAATCTTGCTGCTGACGATAGACGGTAGCCCCGCCTTCCGTCGCCGGCAGGTCGAGCCTGGCCCGCTGCTCGTTCGGCGTCATGATGGACTTGGCCTTGTCCAGCACTTCCATCTGGCTGGTGCTGTCCATGCGCAGCAAATTATCGATGTCGAACTCGGTGCCGTAGGTACGGCCGTCGATCGGGTAGCCGTCGCCGATCCCCATGCCCTCGTCCTGCAGGATCTCGGCAGACTCGATCAATACCTGCAGGCATATTCGACGTTCAGCGACTGGACATTGTTGTTGGTCGGCATCGGCCCCAAGCCCACCTTGTAGGGCGGGACGTGGAAGCACGAACAGATCTCGATGCCGGTGTACTGCAGGTTCTCGATCATCTGGCTGTCGGCGGCCGACATGGTGATCGGCTCGTACTGCATGCCGTCGCCGATGATCGCCACGTTGCCCGCATTGGCGCCGCTGAACAGCGCCTGCCAATTCGCCTTCAGTGACGCAGCCGCTTCGTCCGATATATGTCCCGGCGCCGTCAGAATGCCGCCCGGCAAGCTCTTGTTGCCGAAGAAGCTGGCAGACGAATTCTGCATGTTCAGCGCCTTGGTCGCGCTGATGCCGGCCGCAAAGATGGGGCTGAGCCCCACCAGCGGGTGAAACAGACAATTGAAGCGGTCGTGGATGATCTCCGATGCCGGGACCATGATGTCGGTTGCCAGCGCCGCGACGTTGTCCGCCTTGAGCTGATAAAAGACCGTGCCGTCGTCAGAGATCATCGGCGTAACGCGGTCGGGCGCCAGGACGATCTGGGAGGTGACGATGCCACGGTTGTCCCGTATCTTGAGGACGTAAGTGTTCCCCCGCATCAATTTGCTGAGGACGTAGTTTTCCCAAAATTGGATGCGGGTCTGGAAGCGGTTCGGCTTGCGCAGGACCGGCGAGAAGGCCGCCGAGCTCGTCTCGGTCCAGATGCCGGCGGCGTCCTTCGACATGAGCTTCAGGCGAAGCTTCGAGATGTCGGACGCGATCAGCGTCATGCAGGCGAAGACCACGTTGTGCGAGACGACCGAGTTGAAGTCGACCGTCACGTTCTGCTGCCACGCGCCGGTGAACGATTCCAGGATGCGATACCAGCCGCCGCGGTTGGGATCCACGGGAACCGGCGGTGCCGCCTTGGTGCGCGTGATGGTGAAGCCGAGAATGTTCATTTAGTCGCTCGGGCTGGTGGATGCGTTGGTGAGCGAGCCGGTCAGCGTAAAGCTACCGCCAGTGCCTTTGTTCGTAGCGAAACTGGAATTGTCACCGCTGAAGAAAATGCGCGGTGCTGTTCCGGTCGGCGTCGAACCGTCAGCTCCGAGAGCGACCGGCTTTCCTGCAGCGCTGAAGAACTTGGCAATGGTGGCCGGACTGATACTCGCTCCAGTCAACAGGGATTGACCGGGAGCCAGCCATATGTCGGCGAAGTCACCAACGATGAAACTGCCAAACGTATCTTCGCCGACGTAGAAATCGAGCCCGTTGGACGTGATCGTAAAGGCATCGCCCGTCCCCGTAACAGTACCAGTCACGTCGACCCCGTCGAGGATCAGTACCAGCACATTGCTCGAACCGCCAACCCCGACATCGCAGGAGAATATGAGATTATGCCATTCTCCGGTCGACGGCAGCGTGTCAGGCTCAGCCTGTATGTAGTTTCCGAAGTTGTCTCCACACCTGACCCAATTGAAGCCTGGGTCGATAGCCAAGAAACTGGAAGTGTTCAGCGTGTCGGACATGAATACGACGCCGTAATCCAACGAAGCCAGCTTGAACCAGACCGATCCTGCGAAATATCGATTGTCAGTGGATGTCAGGCTGGTAATGCCGAGCTTCGTGGAGCCGTCGAAATGCACGGCATCGGCATGATATTCCCCACCACCGCCGCCGAGCGTCGTGTTGAGCATGTCGAGCAATTGCGCGGGTGAACTCGTCAGCTGCGAAACCGTCGACCCGCCGAACGTCGTGTTCAACTCCGCGAGCATCCGGTTGACGGATTGCGTCTTCCACGCATTCACGTCGCCAAGGCAAGTCGCCAGATAGACCGGCCATTCGGTTGTCAGCTCGTTATACGGAAAGCCCTCGCCCTCCAGTCCTGCGACGACGTTGCGCTGCAGCTCCTCGATTGACTGGTCGAGATAGCTCATTCGATCAGCCTCCAGAGCGTCCCGTCACAGAGCTCGCGCTCGTCGAATTGCGAATAGGCCAGGCTATTCAGCCAGCGCCGCCGCTCCGGATAAACCGGGCTCTCGACCAGCCGCAGGTCGGTCAAGCCGACCAGCGCCGCCGCGCTGTCGGGATGCACGACGACCGGGCAGCCCATGATCACCGCCTCGACCGCGGCGTTGCTGCCGTGGGTGACGAGGCAATGAGCGCCGCGCAGGTCCTCGTGTAGCCGACGCCCGAAGCGCTGCATCTCCTTCGTGCGGATGACGATATGCCGGTCGGTGACCTGCTTCAGCGCCTCAACCGTCGCCCAGGTCCAGCCCTCGATCGCATGGAATCGCTGATAGGTCGGGGACGGCTCGGCAACGACGATGTGCCGACCGTCCCGCGCCCACGGCCAGACCTCGGTCTTCAGCCGTCTCCAGCGGTCATCCGGCCGGTCGCGGATGGCCCGCATCTGGTAGGCGTTCAGATGCCAGCGGTAGTACCCGCCGTTCTCGCCGCGCGGCAGGTCGGTGGCGAAGATGCGGCGGGCATATCCCCTGTCCCAGTAGATGAACGTGCGACCCGTCGCCCGCCATTCGGCGATCATGCCGGTCAGCTGCGGCGCGCAGCCGACGATAGGGACAATGTCCGGCGGCAGATCAGGCAGTCGCGTGTGATCGTTGCGTATGACCTGGCCGCCGCCCGCTTCGATATGGCGGCCGATGCGGTTGAACAGGTCGAGCTTGAACGCCTTCAGCTCGGGCGGAATGAACAGCGCTACCCTTGACCGGTCCAGTGCCGCCTCACCCATTCCAGATGCGTGAAGTCCTTCGGATCCCGATGGCCGGGAAAGGCGACTATCCTGGCATCGTCCGGCAGCCCGTCGCCGTCCGGCCATCCCGGCTTTTTGAACGCATAGACGCCAGACTCCGGACCTGCCTTCCATCCCGCCGCTCCGGGCAGTTTCGCCGCCAGCCAGGCCTGGTCATCGGGAAACGAATGGAACGGCACCATCAGCGCCGCCTCGAGGCTGAACTCCGTCCAGACATCGGGCCGATAGCCGACATCGACGTACCACAGCGAACCGTTGTACGGACACGGGTTCGATGCGTTTGCCCCTTGCAGGATCCTGAACGGTTCCGGCCCGCCGAACAGCCCGTCCAGCGGGCCGGTGACGATCAGGTCGAGGTCGACGCAGACCAGCCGGTCTCCCTCTCCGAAACGGTTGCTGGCCTGCCATGCCGGATCGAACATCCGCAGCCGGGCAAAACAGCCCGCGACCTGTGTCAGATATTCGTCGTCGGCGTCCGGCTTCACTGCCCGGAACGTGTGCGGTTGCCTCAGATTCCTATGGAAGCCGGCGTGCAGCCGCTCGACATAGCGCACCGGATATTTGTCGCCCCAGATCCATGGCAGCACATGCAGCATTCAGTTGCCTAGATCCGCCACAGCACGCCGATGCCGTTGTCCGATGTCTTGCAGTATTTGAATTCGACGTGCCGGTAGTGCTTCTTGAGCTCGTTCCAGTACCCCGGCACTTCGATCACGTAACTACCCGTCCAGCCGGGATCCCGACGCCATGCGATATCGTGAAACGCGACGATGCGCGCCATCGCGCCGTAATTTGTCCAGTCCTGGGTCACGTAGGGCAGCGTGTGATCGGCATCGATGAACACGGCATCGAACGGGCCGAGCATCCGCACCTTCTCGATCGTCGCCGGAGCCGTGCTGTCGCCCCAGATCAGATGCGCGTCGTAGCCGGCGTCCTGCAGGTCGGTGATCGTCTTCTCAAGCGCCTTTTCGCTCTCGACCTTTTTCTTGAGCGTTGCCGGCATGTTCGGCAGGTCGACGGACACGATGCGCGAGCCCTTCGGCAAGAAGCTGGCGATGCGCCGCAGCGAGGAGCCGAACTTGGAACCGATCTCCAGATAGGATCGGCATTGCTCCTGAGCTAGGACGGCGCCGAAGGCGTCGAGCTCCTGCGCGTCCTGCATCGGCTTCATTTGCGTTCCCATACAGCCGCGACGCCGAGCTCGTGCGAGAGATAGGAGGTGTGCACGCGAGCCAACCCGCATGAATGCAGATCCCGGTCGAGCGTCTTCATCTCGGCGTCGTTCTGGTCCGGCTTGTCGGAGGTTGCCCGCCAGGCGAAATACCGCTTCGTCATGCTCCCGAAGTGCCGCATCAACTCGCCAAGCCGGTCCGCCGGCATCACGCGCGTGATCTTGTGATAGGTCGCAAGGCAGAGCACGAAATCATATGGCCCGCCGAACAGTGCCTTCACCGCTGCCGGCCCTTTCGTCAGGTCACAGACCTCGAACCGGCTTTCCACCGAGCGGAGATCGGCGAAAACCTCCCGCGCTGTCAGAATTCCCTGCTCGTAGATGTCGATGCCGTGAACCTTCCTAGCGCCGTTCATGGCGAATTCCAGCCCGACCATGCCGCGGTTGCAGCCGATGTCGAAGACCGACTTATCCGAGCAGCGCAGCACCAGGTCGCTGATGCCGTCCATGCGCACGTCGTGGTAGCCGGCGACGCGGCGCTGCACGGTGTAGTTGGCGCCGGCCGGCGTCACCTTGTCCATTCAGAGCCTGGCTTCCACTTCGGCCCACACCCGGTCGACACTGATCGATTGCATTGCCAGTCGGCAATGCTCGCAGGG